GCAAACCGTTGGAATCGTCGGGACAACCGGTTATTCCAAAGGGATCATTGAAAAATATGGTATCCAAACGTTCGGTTTAATGATGGCCAATTGGATGGTCATATTTGTTGAACGCGGCGGGTACAAGGAATTGATGCAAGAATTGAAACAACGTTTATATGTCAACAATTAACGCACCCGTAATCCAAAATCCGGTAATGTTGGACAAAATAATTGGCGAAATCCAAACCGGATTGGTCGAAAACATAACGTGGTTGGACGCGGCCTTTGGCCGGGCGCAACGTTTGGCCAAGGTGGTAAACGGCAAACGCATTATTACGCCGAACGTGTATTGCGGCGGATGGAACGGCCACGGGCCGAATGATTATTTAGAGGTTTCCCCGGATTCCAAGATTGGCAATTTTTCATTCTTTGAAATTGATGATCCCCAAACCATTGATGCCGGGCCGTGGGCGCGTGAAATCAAAGCCCCGTTCGGGTTAATCTTTTGGTTCGATTTGACCCGCGTTTATGAAACAGCCGACAACCGCAACACGGAAAAGTTGAAAGCGGAAGTTTTGCACGTCTTGAACGGCCGGGCCGGTTTGCATTTGACCGGCGGCCGTATCGCAATAAACAAGATTTACGAACGGGCCGAAAATATTTACCGGGGTTATACTTTGACCGAAATTGACAACCAATTTTTGATGCACCCATACGCCGGGTTCCGGTTCGACGGGCTTTTGGAATTTGACGAATTATGTGTAACGGAATAGTTGAATTTGTTTGTTGGGTTGCGGTCGTCGCATTGGCGGCCGCGTTCCTGTTGGCATTGGCCACGAAATGGCATTGGTTGGAATGGTTACAAGTCCACGCGCCAAATGACTTTTTGCACGAATTGTTTTCGTGTAAGTTCTGTTGTTCGTTTTGGATGTCCATTTCCATTTCGCTAACTTTGTGCGTGGCAACCGGCCATTGGATATTGTTGGCCGCGCCGATTTGTTCAACGCTTATTTGTCGGGAATTATGGTAACGGCCAAGATTGGTAAACATACCGTGGAATATTACGACACAATCGAAGAATTGCCGATTGTGCGTTTTCACAAATACCAAAAGTTGTTGTTGGTTGATGCGGGCGTGGGTTCCGACATAACCGCGTTTGACCAACGCATTGAAAAGGCCCGCCGATTCATCATTGCCGGGAAACCGGACCAAGCGCAACAGGAATTGGAAAATTTGCGCCAATGCGTGTTTCTAATCCAAACGGGAATGTCCCCGAAACACCGGGCGTTCGCCGCGTTGGTTACAAAGATCGACGGCCAAGATTGCACGGACATTGGCGACGATGCGTTGGCCGCCATTACGGAAAAGTTGAACGACGTTCCGGAAAGCGAATTGACCGCCCAATTGGATGCGGTCAAAAAAAAAATTGACGGGGAATTGATGTTGTATTTTCCGGCCCTGTTCAATGATTCGGACGTGAAAGAATATTACGACATTTTGCGCAAGCGAACGTTGGAAATCTTGAACGGGATTGTGGCCGGACAATCGGCCCCGGACCAAACGGACATTGTGGAAAAGTTGACGACCGCGTTAATAACGTATTCCCATCCCAAGTTGTTTACCGGTTCCGACGGCGTGGAAATACAGTTTGACCGGCAATTTGAAAACCTTTGTTTGGTTTTGTCGGAACAATTGCACGTCGAACCCAAGAAGTATTCCGTTTTGGAATTTTACAATGCGTTCGATTTTGTCAAGGAAAGGGCGAAACAGGCGGAAAGGGCGCAAAAACGGCCCAAATTTGGACGATAACCGGCCGGATATACAATTTATCATTTGAGAAACAAAAGGCCGTTAAACGGCGTTTTTAACAAAATTAACTGTTATGGACAATCCGAATCCAATTCGATATTCCGATTTGATTACACCGGATAATTCGATAACCAATTTGATTGCGCAATTGGACGAATTGATTGCAAAATACGAAGCGGCCAAAAGTAAAATACAGGGCGCGGCGTCCGAAGCGGCCAAAAGTATGCAAAATTTGTCCGGGGCAACCGACGAACAACGCCAAGAAATCGCCGCGTTGGCGACGGAATCCGAAAAGTTGGTTGCGGCATACAAGAAAAGCAACGACGCGGAAAGTGAAACATTCCGGCGTCGTCAACAAGTTATTTCCGCCGTCAAGGAACAACAACAGATCGACAAATTGATTGTCGAAATAAATAATTCAAAAGAGGGTTCATATAAAAGATTGTCCGCCCAATACCGGTTGAACAAAATTCGTTTGAACGAAATGACGGCGGAAGAACGCCGTACGGCCGGGGTTGGAAAGGAACTGGAAACCGAAACCCGGTTGATTTATGAGGAAATGAGCCGGTTGCAAAAGGCGACCGGAAAATATACGTTGGAAGTTGGCCATTACGAAAACGCATTGAAAGGTTTGCCCGGACCCATCAACCAAGTTGTTTCGGGCCTTACAAATATGCGTAGCCAATTGGGTATAATATCCAATTCCACTTTGCCGTTGGGCCAAAAGGCGTTGCAAGGATTTACAACCGTTTTGTCCGGTACAATCGGGTTGGTAATGATATTCGTCCGTCAATTGACCGGTTCGGCCAAGACGATGCGCGAATTTGAACAGGCGACCGCCAATTTGTCCACAATCTTGGGAACGACCCGGGACGGGATGAAAGCGTTGACGGATTCCGCGTTGTCATTGGGCCGAACGACTGAATACACGGCCCGTCAAGTTGTCGAATTGCAAACCGAATTGGCCAAACTTGGTTTTGGCCAAGGGTCCATTATTTCAATGCAAAAATCGGTATTGCAGTTTGCAACCGCCGTGGGCGCAAACCTTGCGGACGCCGCAAGCGTGGCCGGTTCCGCATTGCGGGCGTTTAACCTAACAAGCGCGGACACGGACGACGTGTTGGCAACGTTGGCCGTTGCAACTAACAATTCCGCATTGTCTTTTGAACGTATCCAACAATCCATCGGCACGGTATTTCCTGTTGCAAACGCGTTTGGTTTGACGTTGAAAGATACGACCGCGTTGTTGGGTGCATTGGCCAACGCCGGTTTTGATGCGTCAAGCGCGGCAACGGCAACCCGTAACATCATTTTGAAATTGGCCGATTCCAACGGAAAGTTGGCCAAATCTTTGGGCGGACCGGCAAAGACGTTCGACGAAATTATTGATGGTTTGATACGCTTGCGCAAATCCGGAATGGATTTGAACGAAGCGTTGGAATTGACCGATCGGCGAAGCGTTGCCGCTTTTTCCGCGTTGTTGTCCGGGGCCGAATCCGCCCGGGAATTACGGGCAAGTTTAGAGGATGTAAACGGCGAATTGGATCGCATACAGACGGAACGATTAAATACTGTTGAGGGGTCCACAAAGTTGTTGAAATCCGCGTGGGAGGGTTTAACGCTTGCGTTCCAAAATTCCAACGGCGCAATCAAAGATACGATTGATTGGTTAACCCGGTTGATACAGGCGACCCAACGCGCATTGTTCCCGGCGTCCACTTTTATTTCGGAATCGGCCGACAAATACACCAAACAATTCCAAGAATATTACGCCAAGAATGGCGCGGAATCGGCCAAAACATTCATTGAGAATTTCCAAAATTGGTACGTCAAGGAAGCGGAAAAGACCGGGCGCGAAGCCAAGTTTGACGGGGTTTTGAATAAATGGTTGGGAACCGGCAACAAACAATTGGTCGCAAGGACAACGCAACAATCGTTGCAAGCCATTCAACAGGCCGCCGGGGTTGTGTTGTCCCAAATAGAAAATGACGCAAAGGAAGTCGCCGCGCAAGCCGCCCGGGAAGCGGAAGCCGCCAAACAGGAAGCGAACCGCAAAAAGGACGAATTGACCAAGGAACAGAAAAAGGCCATTGAAGCCGCCAAGAAACAACGCATTGCGGACCGCCGGGCCGTCGTCGAAGCCATCAATTTGGAAATCGCGGTTACGGAAGCCGGTACGGACAAGATGTTGGAATTGCGCTTGGATAAGGTCGAAGCGGAACGGCAATTGGAATTGGTAACCAACCGCCAAAAGGTTGAATCCGAACGCCAAGATGAACAGGCCATAAACGACAAATACGATAAGGCCCGATTGGACGCCCTTAAACAATTCAACAATGAGGTTTCCAAACTTACGGTCCAACGTTTACAGGCCGAACAACAAGCCATCCAATTGCAAATTGCCATTACCGAGGACGGGACCGACGAAATGTTGCAATTGCGGTTGGATAACATCGAAAAACAACGCAAAATCGAAATTGAGCAAAACAAGCAAAAGGCCGAAAACATACGGCAATCCGAAAAGGCCATTAACGCCAAGTATGATGCAATGCGTTTGAAAGAATCGGCCGATTTCAACACCAAGTTGGCACAACGAGATTTGAAAGCGTTACAGGACCGACAAAGCGCGGAATTTGCTTTGCTGGATACCAACGAACGCCAAAAAACTTTGTTCCGTTTGGAACAGGAAAAAGCCCGGTTGGAAGCCATTTTGAAATTGGACGAAACGGCAACAAAGAGAATGACCGCCGACGAAATCGCGGCCGTTAAAGCCACGATTGCTGCTATTGAAAAGGAAGCCAAGAAATTGCCATATAACAACCTGTATGAACTTATGGGAATTGGTTTGGACGATGAACAACAAAGCGCATTGAACACGGCCATTGATTCCGTAAAAGATTCGATTGCGTCTTTGGTTGATTCTTGGAACGCCGCCGCCGATGCGGCATTGAATGCCGCCAACGCCCAAGTGGACGCGGCACAAAAGACTTTGGACGCCGAAATTGAAGCCCGCAACGCCGGTTATGCCAATGAGGTAACGACCGCGCAAAAGGAATTGGAATTGGCCAAGAAAAACCAAGAATCGGCCATTAAGGAAAAGCAAAAGGCCCAAAAGGCCCAATTGGCCATTGACACGATTACACAGGCAAGTTCCTTGGTTACGGCATCCGCAAACATTTGGTCGTCGTTGTCCGGTATCCCGTATGTCGGTCCGGCATTGGCCGCCGCCGCATTGGTTACAATGTGGGCATCATTCGCGGCCGCAAAGATTAAGGCCGCCCAAATGTCAAGCCAAACCGAGCAATACGGAGAAGGTACTGTAGAACTGTTGCAAGGCGGTTCCCACGCAAGCGGCCACGACATTGACTTGGGAACCAAGCCCGACGGGACCCGCCGCCGGGCCGAGGGCGGCGAATACTTTGCCGTCATTAACAAGCGCAATTCCCGCCGTTACGGCCATTTGATTCCGGACGTAATAAATGCGTTCAATAATGGCACGTTTGCGGACAAATACCAACGCGCAAACGCCGTAATGGGCGGTTATGCCGTTGGGTTGGTTGGCGGCGGAAATACGGACGTTTCCGGGCTTGAAAAAGACGTTGCCGCAATCCGGGAACAGGGCGACCGGACCCAATACGTGGACGGCCAAGGAAACACGATTATTCGGTATAAGAATTTGACCCGAAAGATTTATAAAAACTAATCGAAAATGAACCCGATTTATAAGTTTGAGTTATCCGCCGGTGAAGAATCACGCCAAGCGTTCCCCGTGTATAAGGACGATTTGGCCATTGAATACGCGTTGGAACAGAACCAAGAGTTTTACCGTGGCAAATTGTCCGGAAAATTGACGTTCCAACGGGACGATTACACGTTTATTCGCAATAAATCCTTTGATACGCAATTTGACGTTGTTATATCCATATCATACGACGCCGGGCAAACGTGGGCCGTCTATTGGTCTGGGCAATTTTGGAAAACGGATTGCCAATTTAATGAGGATGACCAAACCGCAATTGTAACGCCCAACGTCAATGACCGTTACAATGCGGTTTTGGCCGGTATGGAAAAGGAATACAATTTGATTGAATTAGCGCCGGAGATGCAACCCGTTAAAATGGATAAACGGCCAATGATTCAAGTTTACGTCCCCGGTCAAACCGT